GATATAGTTACAATTTTATCAGTATTTTATATTTATCAAGGCAAACCAAAAGATAATATGGTCAGCGATATTCATTATGTACTTGAGAATAAAGATAAAATTAAAAATCAGGTATTTCAAAATGCAGGGAAGACGGCAATAAATAGGATAAAGGATTTATTACAGAAAGAGGTGCAAAATGTATAATTCTGATATAAAAAATGCTTATATTGAATATAAAAAAGAAATAACTATTATAAATAGGAGTTTTCTTGCATCTATTTTTGAAAGATCAGCTTTATATGAAGAAAAATTAAATAAAGATGTATGTACATTTACATTTACTGATATTTCAAATATGTATAAATTATGGAATATTTCTTCTATCAATTCTTTAAGCGCAATTAATACCGTACTTATATCATATACGGAATTTTGCATAAATAGAGGGCTTGTTAAAGATTGCCAGAATCATTTTATTGAGTTAAAAAGAGATGAACTTACTGCATGTCTAAATAAATTAATGCAAAGAGTCCAAATAGTGACGAAAGATGAATTACTAGCGGCTATTATTGGTTTACGTCCGCGCGAACAGTATGCTGTGCTTGCATTATTTGAATTTGGCAGAGGAAATAGTTATGAAGATATATACAAACTTCACTTAGAAGATGTTGATGTACAAAATAAAAAGGCAAAATTATCATCTGGAAGAATTGTAATGTTATCCGATGTTCTTATTGACATTATACTTAAAAGTGCGAATACTTATGAATATGAAACTGAAACCAGAGTTCTGCCTTTTGTTGATTCTGGAAACTACGTTGATGTATTTAAAAGTTGTTATAATCGTCCTGTAACAAAAAGATCGGTATATAACAGCATTATGAAATCATTAAGTCGGATTAATAGTGCTGTGACAACTAATTCGATTGTTAATTCTGGAAAGATAGATTTTGTCAAAAATAGAGCAAAAGAAGAAAATTTAACTGCAAAAGAATATTTGGTAAAATATCAAGATGAAATTAGTAATCAGTATGGGGTCAGCAAAATAGTCCCGTCGGCTTTTATAAGACAATTTGGTGATTATTTTTAATAATCACCAAAAATTATAATTCGATAGTGTAAAATATTAACTTTATATAAAAAACAATTTAAGGAGAAATGGAAAATGATTAATACTGTAACAATCGAAGACATTGAAAATGTGCTCATGGCTGCAGCAGAAGAACCAGGTAAACTGCTTGCAGTACATATGACGGTTAGTAATGATATTGTATCTTCACATATGTCATGTACACCCGACAACATTGAATTTTCAACACAAGATACTATGAGCATTTGTGCAAACGGGACTGAATTAAACATTGACCTTAATGAATGCGAAATTCGACATGAAGTATTGAAATGTGATCCTGATGTTGAAGAATCTATTGAACTGGAGGGAGATTCCTGGATTGTCAATATTGACTTTCTTAGTTAATCTGATACTGTAAAATATAAACTTAGGAGTGATTTTTAATGGAAAAGACAAA